GACGGTCGCCGTCTGAAAGACCATCGTGTCTGCCCCCAGCGTCTTATCGAGCAGCGTCGCCATAAGTACGATGACGATAATGAACGCCTTCTTCGCCAGGCCTATGAACCCGACCTTGGAGTCCAGATGCCCGCCCTCGGTCTTGGGGGATTTGCCCGAGACCGCGACCAGCACACCGGATATGTAATCGAGCACCATAACCGCTGCGAGGATCGTCATCAATACAGACCACTCCCCGAAAATTCCTGCAACCGCCCCGCCGACGGCCGCGATTCCCTTGATGACCTTGTCCCACACTTCGCTCATCTTCTTATCCCTCCACCTGCGCATATTTCCGAGAGATGTACCGCTGCTTCCCGTTGTGCAAGACCCCGATCCAGCTCTCGGTGTCCTCGCCCGCCCGCTCCAACGATGCTCCTTCGTGCAGAACCGCGCTCCTGGCCCCCGATGTGGAGGGAAGCGTGCGGATCCACACGTCACCCGTCGCGACGGCCAACCGCGGCACATTGTCCGGCAGATCATCATCCTCCGCGATGTCGGCGGCTTCGAGCGCGGCCATAAGCATAGTGTGTGTTTTGGGGCCGTACTCGCCATCAACTTCGAGCCTCGTCGCGTGCTGGAAAGCGCGCACGGCATCCTCGGTATTGATTCCGTAGTAGCCGTCGATGCCGTCGCAGTCATAGCCGAGCTCGAGCAAGTACCCCTGAAGCTCGCGGATATCCTCGCCCTTCATCAGCGGAGAAGTGCGTTTGAGAAGGCGCTTACCGAGGGACGAGATGCCCTCCGGCAGCTCGGGGATCGTGCCCGGCAGTACAACCCGCTTGACGCCGATCAACCCGCGCCCCGCCCGGTAGCGGTTGTCACAGTAGTCACGCAGGCGAATCTTCCGCGGCCCAGTGCCGCTTCCGTGCCCAAGCAGGTATTCCGTGTCCTCCGCGACCATCTCCACATGGCCGACCCCAAATGGCCGGGATTTGTCGCTGCCCTTGAAGTAAAGCAAGTCGCCCGGCTCAAGTTGAACCGTGGGATACTTCTTCCCGTTGGCAAACTCGATCCACTCGAGCGTCTTGTTGTTGTTGACTTGCGCCACCGTGTTCGACCCGATGTCGAAACCGAGCACGCGGCGAGTCGTTTCACGGACGGAGGACGAGCAGTCGGAGTAACCGTCCTTGCCCTCCGTTGGGTAGCCGAAGAAGTGTTTCCGAAAGCTGCCCTGGGTGTAGGTGTTGCGCTTCGTGCGCGAGGCCATAGTTCGTGCCAGTTGTAGTCGTCTAGTGTCTGCCATGATTTGAACCTCCTTGTCCGTCGTTATGCTATGTCCCCGAAGACCGAAATCCGCCCGATTCTTGCCTTATCCACGGTCGCCTCGGGCGAAGTGATCTTGACTCGGATGTAGGAGTACGGGGTCTGACTGCGCAGGTGGTGTACGGTGAGCCCAAAGTTCAGCCTGTCCGGTCGATCGCTAAACGTCCCGAGTTCATCCCACGTTGACCCATCATTGGATCCGTAGAAAGTGCCCGCCTTGACGCCGGGGTAAGTCGCGGCCGCGTTGTGGTTACAGATGTACAGTACGATGTTCGTCCTGCCGCCGGGCATCTGCATCTGAATCCACCTGTCAGGATCCGCCAGCGACGAGACCCAGTATTCCGTCGGTGAGAGCGAGAAGCCCTTGAGCGCTGCATAGGTGGTTGTATCAGCGGACGACGCCGAAACGATGCATCCGGCTTCCGATGCAGCCGTCATGTAGGGCTTGCTCCATTGCGTGGCCGGGTCTATCGGAACATACTCGATAACGACGTACCCGCCCACAGGCGCGGTTGCCCCGGTTCCCATCCTTATTGCGATGGCCGGGTTGCTTGCCAGGGAGCTAACCGTTACGCCTTTCTGGTAGGTGAGATTCGATTGATGTACATTAGGCAGGAGTTCAAGCCCGGCGCCTCCGCTCGTTCCCACCGCGCCTCGCAGTGACACGACCTCTTCGATGGCTTCTTCTCCGATGGGGATGTCCAATGCGCCGCTCGTTGCCATCGACCCGAAGATAAACGTCTTGCGGTAGATCTTCCTGCCGTTAAGCCACCGCTGCCCGGTGTAGACCCGTTCAGCCGAATACGACGGAAGCCCTTCAATCGGATGGTAGAACGCGATATGGTCAGGCACGATCGACCCGCCGAACGCCACGCTTTTGCCGTCCCGGCTGAAAACCACCTGCCGTGTGTTCGTCGGGATTGTGTATCCTGCGAAAGCCGTCTCGAAGCGATCAGTGACCTCTACGCGGTACTCGTAGCCTTGGTAGGCTGTAAAGACCGCGAGAACGCCTCCGCGCCGGATCATGTCCTCGTGGACGATCGCGGCGACGCCCGTCGGCGCATACACCGGGTCGTTGTTCACCCACTCCACCGTGTTGACAGGCCGCGACTTGATGATGTACTGCAGCGTGTTCTTCGCCCCGCCGACATTGATCGGCGACACACTGGCAGCCAAGGCGAAGATGACGTTTTCGGCGTCATCGTCCGCCTCACCGACCGCGACGCCTCGCGCGCACGCGAACGCCGAGATCACCGGCGGCTTCAGCTCGTGCACATAGATCGAACCGTCGATGACTTTCACAAGCCCTCGGCTGTCGGTGATGGTCAGCGCATACGGGCGATCTCCGCTGTTGGCGAGATTCGGTACCACGGCCGGGAAGCTTTCGTGAACGATCCCCTCGAATGTGAGCTTGCACGTGTCAATCGTCGCGCTGTACTTCGCCGTAGAGGTTATTGCGAAGCTCACCCCTGACTTGCCCTGTATGTATGCCTCGACTCCCGGGATGATCTGCGAGAGCAGAGACGGAGTGCAAGTCCCGTCCGGGAGCGCCGATTGGGGCATGGTGACCAGAACGTCCACGCCGACGGTGCCTCGCGGCTCGCCATTGACGGTCGTGGTCACCTCGACGGTAAGCGTGGCGGTCGGGTCGTCCGGGAACAGCGCGCCGAATGCAGCGTCGAGCGTGAACGCATGAGAGAGCTCACCGTCCGCCAGCACGTACTGACAGGGCGTCTCGCTTCGCATGAGGAGCTCCCCGTTCAGCTTGTACGCGATGGTGTGTTGCGCGCCGGCTTCGTTTACTTGGATGTTCGTGTTGAGCGTGCCGGTGAGCTCGACCGTAGTCGTTTCCGGCTCCGGCACGCTCCCGGGCACGTCGTACACGATCGTGAGCGTGGGCGCGTTCGCGCGCTGCCTGCCGTAGATGCGCCCGTATGATTCAGTCGTGCTGCACGTGAGCACGATCCCTCGGGTCGGATCCGCCAGCCCGTCGCGCCATGCCTCGACGATCTTCGTGACGTTGCATGTGTACCATACGGGAGTGGTGTTGAGATATACGCTGCCACGCACAGGGTTCCCCGCCGCGTCGTTGATAGAGAGAACCGCCGCGCCGTTTGGGGCGCTTTCAGTCCAAAGATTGCCGTTATCCTTGGCGGGATAGGCGTAGTGCGTGTACCCGCTTCCGCTCTGCTTGGTGCTGACATAGAAGCGCAGGGTGGCCGACACGATGACCGCGTAGGACGGGATATTGATTTCGCCGAAGCGCATAAAACCGTAGTGTTGGGTGCTCGAATACTTGCCGCTGGAGATGTCTAAGCCGTCGTTCTTGTCCCATGCGGATCCGTACTTTCGAGCGTTCGCGATGACATTAAGGTCGAGCCTGTGCTGCATTTGTCCCTCCTTATCTCACCATGATCGCCAGGTCGCCGCTCGCCATCCCCTTGATAACGTGATTCGGGAAGAGGATCGAGTCGGACACGGACAACCTGCGCATCGTGGCAAGGCTCGCCGCAAATTGGGCCAGCGGCAGGCTGTTGTCTTTGATATACAAACCCGCTTCGACGCCGGGCTTGATCTCAATGATGACGTCAGACTTGCTTTCGCCGAGCGTGAGCACGCCGTCCTTGAATTCGTGCCACGAATAGACTGTCGTCAGCTTGCCGTCGATTTCCTCTTGCTCCGTGATGATGTCCTTTACAGACTTCGCCGTGTTCTCGGTCGAGGTTACGAATTGCTTGTAGCCGTCGTCTGCGTAGACGGTGCTCGCGATCTTATCGGACGTTACAACAGTGCTGGCCACTTCCTCGATCCGGCCGGAAAGGCCCGCCGACCGCTCATTGAGATCGTCTACGCCTTCGCGTAAGTCCTCGGTGCTGTTGACCGTTTCCCAACCGCTGCCATTGATGAGCGCCGAAAGATCGTGTGTGCTGGCGAGGGTGTTAACACCCGGAAGCGCGTCGATCGCTTCGCTAGTACCCGCCGGGATGGTATACACCTCGCTGATGGAAGGATCGCTGTCCGTCGTAAGCGTGACCTCAACGTCCTCAGTTGCCCCCGGTGCGCTGACGCTAAAGAAGATCACGGTACCGATGCTGTTGTCAATGACGATCGGGTTACCCGTCCTTGTCTCTTGGTATTGCTTCGTTCCAGGTACGGAAGCGCCCCGCCAGCGTCGAAGCACGGAAGGTTCAACACTGGTATCCAGCCACGGAACTTCCACTTTGGGAGGATCGGGCGGCGTTGGAGACACATATGCCCCCGCCGGTATCTCGGCGATCCTTTCCTCCATGTCCTCGTAGACCTTGGCCACTTTCTGTGTGATCCCTGTATTGCTGGACAGGTCGAGCGTTTCTCCGAAGTTTGCTGCGACGTGGGAAGTCGTGAGCGTACCCGCTTCGATGTTCGCGCCCTTGATGGTCTCGGCGGCGATCTCGTCGCCGGTGATCGTTCCGGCGGCGATCTCGTTTGCAGTGATTGCCTTCGCGGCAATCTGGTCTGCGGTGACGGACTTCGCCACAAGTACGGTGCCGGAGAGCTGGTTCTGGTATTCCTCCTGCGAGAGCTGTTCCGTGGTAAGTCCCGAATCGGTGGCATTGATCGCGTAGAACAGCCCATCCGCTCCCTTGAGCATAAGCCGCTCGACAGACAGCGTCCCGGCCGTGATTACGTCCGCATTGAGCTCCACGATCTTCGCGCTCGTGATCGAGCCGTCGGCGATCTGTGCCGAGCCGATCGCACCCGTCTTGATCAGCGCCGTCGTGATCGCTCCGAGGGCGATCTTGGCTGTGTCGATCTCACCATTCTTGATTTTGGCGTTGGTGATCTCGCCGTCCTTGATCTTCGCGGCATCGATCGCCGCATTCTGGATGTGTGCCGTCGTGATGGCCGCTTCACTGATCTTTGCGCTCGTGATCTCGCCGTCCGCGATCTTGGCAGCATCGATCGCCGCGTCCTTGATGTGCGCGGTGTCAATGGCCGCGCTGCCGATCTTGGCGCTCGTGATGGCCGCGTCTTTGATTTTGGCCGTGTCAATCTCGGCATCGCCGATCTTGGCGCTCGTGATGGCTGCGTCTTTGATTTTGGCTGTGTCAATCTCGGCATCGCCGATCTTGGCGCTCGTGATGGCCGCGTCCTGGATGTGCGCGGTCTGAATCGCGGCCGTCTGGATGTGCGCGGTCTCAATCGCAGCGTTTTGGATGTGCAGGTTGCTGACGGATCCGTCGCGGAGCTGCCCCGCACCGACGCTTCCGGGCGCGAGCTTGCTGCCGCGAATCTCGCCGTTGGGGAGCTGCTTTGCCGAAATGGAGGATCCCTCGAGCGCCTCTAAGGCCGTGCCCAGCACGATCTCGTCGTACATGCGCGTCAGGCAGTTGAATGTGTATTGCGTCATGCGCATTGCGAACGACAGCCCGATGCGCTTGGCGAACACGCGCACGGTGTCTCCGAGGAAGATGTTCTGAAGCGCCCGGTATTGTGCGAATTCCTCCGTTTCGGCGGCGTTGATAAAGTCCACAGTCACGGAGACCTCCGGCAGATCGCAGCCCTTGGCATACTCGTCCTGCACCGCCGTGCGCATCTTCGCCTTGGCCTGCGTCTCCGTCATATCGTCACCGGCCTTGGCCTCCGAAACTGCGAGGTGGTGCCACCGCGGATGCGGGTAATCGCCGATGCGCGGGCTGTCAATGTACACTTCCTCAAGGTACAGCGGCTTGCCGTTCTTCTTCTCGCCCGAGGGCATGATGCGCGTTATGACGTTCGAATCGTCCTCGCTGTACGTGACCCCAACGAGATTCTTGCCTTCGCGGATCTGTACGTCCGTGTCCTTGCCCACGCGGTTAACGACAAACACATCGTACCAGTCACGGGCGAGCTCACCTTTGTATTTCGCGATCACGCCCTCCTCATCGAGCAGTGCGTCGATCGGGTTGACGTTCTCAAATTCCACCTTTTCGGCCGTTGTCGTCAGATCGGAATAGAACGTGAAGTCGTGCTCGGACTCGCACTTCGCGCCGATCTGCTCTGCGACCGTCGCCCCGGTGTCTGTCTTGGCAGGCTTGTAGCTGCGGATCATGTTGTCGGCAAGATCATAGAAAATGTGCCGCGCGTTGACCTTGACGCTCGTGAGCGTCGGGACGACCCGGTAAATCCGAAACGGCTGGTCGCGCAGCTGGCGTGGCTCCACGACCTTGCCCTTGCCCACGACCGTCGTTGTCTCTGTTTTCACAAACGCGAGGTAGCTGGTGTGCATGTAGCCGCGCTTGCCGTCCGGGCAGGAGACCTCGTACCAAGTGGATGTGGTCTTTTTGAGAACAACGACCCTCGTCCCGTTCCTGTACGTGCCGAGGGTCTTGTACTTTGTCCCGGTGCCGGAGCGCAGCCGGAGCGAAGATGCCGTGACGCGATATATATCCCTGCTTCCCCCGGATTCCGTGCTCGTCATTTCGATGCGCGGGGTTTCTGCTGCGGGAACAGGGACGCGGAGAATGCGCCCGATGGACAGCCGCTGCCATTTCCCGAAGTCGTCAATGGGATGCTCCATCTCGACTTCCCATTCGCCGTTCAGCGTTTCCGTGACAGAGCAAGACAGCGGCTCTACGGGGCCGATTCCATTGGTCGTGAAGTCGGTGGCGTCGGGAAGGTACACGCAAATCAAACTACTCCCCCCTCTGCTTAAATATTATTTTTAATCACACCCGGTAGCGCCAGTTCGGCTTGACCGTCACACGGGTGACGTTGCCGCTTGTGCTGATCCAAACATTTCCCGGCGGGAGCGTTGGGAACTCACCAACCATTTTTGCGTTCAGCGACTCGGTGTCGTTATACGCCTCCATCAGAGGTGTATCCATTGTGATGCTGCCGTCGACCCCTTGAAGATCGATGATGGTCAGCCCCACGATGAGTGCAATGTCGCCGGTGCCCTCAACGGTGATCACAGGCTCCGAATAGACATTGGCGGGGTTTGTGACCGAGAACGTTGATTCCGTTTTCACGATGTCTGCTTCTTCGGTCGCATACCAAAACGGCTGGCACCGGAACGTCGCCGTGAAGGTACGGTTCGGGCGGCCTCGCATTACCTTCGCGAGCTCGAGCTGGTTCACGACGCGCGCTATGTAGTACCCGCCCGGCTGCTCGGGGAGCTCCAGTTTCCCGGAGCCCCGCAGCCAGCCGCCGATCTCGTGCAGTTTCGCCAGATCGGACACCGCACACTCGATCGGGAGGATGAAATCGTCGAACACCTCATCCCCTTCGAGGGCTGTAAGCGACCCACTCCGAGCGACGACGGATTTGAAAGTCGCGCGCTCGGACGGGACGATGATGTCTGGCTGTTCGGTCACGTGCACGCCGTGCACAGTCGACTTCACGCCATTCCAAATGAAATATCCGTTCATGCCTTCTGCCCCTTTCCACGCTGCCTGCGCCGCGTCAGCGATGCGATTTCGACGGCCAGCGCCGTAACATCCTGCTTGTCGTTGACGTACAGCTTCTCCACGTGAACGGTGGACGAGGCGCTCTGGTTGTATGTCGTGCGGTTATCGGCATAGGCTCCGCTCGGGACGACGCCGGTCTGCGCCTCGCCGGTCAGATACCGTGCTGCATTGCGGACGACCTTTGCCTGTGCCTCCGTCTCTTGGAGCACGCCCTCGCCGAAGCCCTTCATCGCCATCGCGCCGACTTCGTCGCGGAACACGCGCGAAGGAGACTTGATTATGAGCTCATCCTGTGCGGCTTTTACTGCGCTCCTCGCGACGATGCGGATCGCCGTTACAACCGAGGCTTTTCCCGAGAGAATACCAAGCCCCAGGCCGACCATCGCGTTCTTGCCGATGCTCTTTATGGAGCCGTCTCCGAGAGCCGTCGTAAGACCGGTCTTCGCGCTCGACGCGACCGCCGATGCCGAGGAGGAGAGATCGTACTCCGCCATGCCTACGCCTACACCCGCGGCAACGTCTCGGCCGACGGGCTTCGTGCGGTTCGCCGGGGAGCTGGAGTCGAACGCGCCAGGGCCGCGCAGCGCCTCCTCAGTGTTCGTTGCAACCGTCGCGGCGTCCGTCGACATGTCAGCGGCCGCCATGCCCTCGCCAATGCCTGCTGCAACGTCCCCACCGACCAACTTCGCCGCATCGATGACGCCCTGCAGGTTCGCAGCGACGGTCTCTGCATCCATCGTCCAGCCTGCGCCTTCCATGGCGGTGCCGATACCGGCCGTGACGTTGTTCTGGAGGTTGAATGTCTCGAGCATCTGGACGAGGCTCGCGATGGTCTCGAGGTCGCTGATCACGCCCGGGTCGAGTGTTTCACCGTTTTCAAGGGCCGTGATCGTTTCCTGCACAAATGACTGTACGGCCGCCCAATCCTCGACATTGACGTTTTCCAGAGGTTCAACCGCGCCCTTGAGTGAGCCTCCAACCGATGCGCCCCAGAGGTATTTCCAAGTGTTGCCTTCCTCGTTGATGTGCCGGAGGCGCGATTCCGCGATCTCCAACGATTCGAGCGTCGAAGCGTCGAGGGCACCGCCGAGGAACATGTTCTTTTGGTTGAGCGGAGCGTTCGCTTCGGCGACAGATTCCGGCGTGCCACGAAGCTCGGGAGTAATCAGCACGTGCATCGTGCCGTCCTCGTCGTAGACGAACAGCGTGTCGGCGGTGAGCTTCTCCTTGGGCACGACGTCGACCTCAATCTGCTGCCCGTTCACGTAGAACTGCGCAGCGGGGTCGTTCAGTGCCTCTTCGGGGTTCTCGTACTTCTCGCCCAGCCGGACGATGCCCTTGACTTCAATCGGATGCTCCGCGACGAATGTGTTGTAGGCGGCCAGGTCGTAGCCGGTAATCGTGATCGTTGCGGACGGCGACGGCTTGATCGCATCGGTGTCGTCATACGCAGCGATCTTAACGACGAACGCGCTGAGCAGCGCGCTCTTGTCTACGCCAGTAGCCTCGGAGTACGCATTCACAATCGCCTTGATCTGATCAGGAGACAGCTGCGAAACGTCCACACCTTCTGCCTCAAGATAGGAGGAAACCTGCGCGACGATGTCGTCCGGCGCGAGTTGGCTTGTCGACGCCCCGCCTTCTATCTCCGAGTACGACTGCACGAGCGCATCCACCAATGGCTGCGTCTTGATGGCGTCCGTATCGTCGTAAGCGGAAACCTTCGCGACGAACGCGCTGAGCAGCGCGCTCTTGTCTACGCCAGTAGCCTCGGAGTACGCACTCACAATCGCCTCGAGCTGATCAGGAGACAGCTGCGAAACGTCCACACCTTCTGCCTCAAGGTAAGAGGACACTTTCGCTACGAGCTGTTCAGGGGTTAGGTTCTCTGTTGAAGCCCCGCCGTCCACCTCCATGTATGACTGCACGAGCGCATCCACCAATGGCTGCACTTTGGCGGCCGTCTCGGCTTCCGAATAGCTCTCGATGACCGCTTCGGTCGTGATCGCACCGGGATTCTCCGCGAACGTCGCCCAGCGCTGTTCCGCAGCCGTCATGTCCAGATCGACCGCGATCTTCTTCATCTCTTCCGGTATGAGGTTGTTGAGGATGGTGCTCAGGCCTTCGAGCTCACCGGATCGCTCCTTCGCGAAATCCGCCAGCGCCGTGAATTGTGCGATGTTCCCCGTCATGTCCATCTCGGGGAACAGCTCGTTGACCTCGCCCTCGGACATGCCCCCGTCCAAAAGCCCCTGCACCTGCTGCAGAAGCCCAAGATAGGAAACAAGCTCGCCTTCGTCCATGCCCTCGAACAGCGTGTTCATCTCTTCGAGGATCGCAGGATCCTTGTAGCCCTTGCCGTTAAGTGTGCTGTACTGCTGAAACAGCAGGAACAGCTTGTCCATGTCCGCGGAGGCGTTCTGGATGCCATCTTCCTCCCAGACGGGGGTGATGGTCTGCCGGAGCACATTTGCGTATTCCCGGGTTGCGGCAAGGCGATCGGTGCGATACTTCTCGTCAAGCGCCTCATACGCGGCGCGCTTTTCATCGTTGTCCTCGATAAGCGCGATTAGCGCACGCTCCGAGTCGTACTGCCGGTCGATCTCCTCGGTCACGGCAGCGTAGCCCTGCGCAGCGGCGGTCAGGCCCTTTTCGTAGACATCCACGGATAACCCGGATTCGCCCCGAGCCCGTGCGCGCGCAATCTCATCCTCGATGCCGCTGACGATCTGGCTGTACCCCTGCGTGCCTGCCGGGGTGAGCTCGTACTTGATCTGGATCGCTTCGCGCTGCTCGATCAGCTCCTCCAGCCGGAGCTTGTCCTTCTTCGTCAGGTTCTTGTTTCTGCGCTTGGTAAGGAGATCCTCGATCTCCCGATCCATCGCGTCCAGCGCGTCGATGTCCGTCTGTATGGTCTGCGAGAGCTCCGTGCGCCCCGACTTCGCCGCGGTGTCGCGCAGGCCCTCCAGGGCCGTGCGCGTACCTTCGTTCAGCTGCAGGAAGGAGTCCACATACGAGCCGATCATTTCTTCGGTCTCGGGCTTGCCGTCCGACCAGATTGCGAGGATTTCATCCCGCCACTGTTCTGCCGTCCGAAGGCTGCCCGCAAACGACTCCTTGTTCAAACCGAATGCTTCGAGCCCTTCGTTTGAATAGACCGTCTCGGCCTGGTTCCGTCGCCACTCATCGGCCGTTCGACTCATGCCCTCGAGGGCGTCCCGGGCGGCCTTTGCGCCGCTTGCGTAGTCGATCAGCGCCACCGCGCCGTAGATAAGCCCGGCCGTCAAGCCCAAGACCGCGAGCTTTGAGGACAGGACTGTCTTGGCGAACCCGCCAAGCCCGCCGCACGCCATCTTCACGCTTGCAGAGAACTTGCCGAGCCCAGTGCCTACCTTGCCCAGCGCCTCCGTCACCTTCCCAACCCCGGTCACCGTCTTTCCGAGTACGAGGATTGCCGGGCCAGCCGCCGCGGCGAGCCCCGCGAAGCGAATCATCGACATGCGCTGCCCTTCGTCCATAGCTAGGAACGACTCGAGCAATTCGTGCCCCTTGTCGATCAGCTGCTGGATCATCGGGTTCATGTCGTCGCCAATCTGCTGCGCAAAGAGGAGCGCCGTGTTCTTGAGATTGAGCAGCTTGCTAGAAGACGGTACAGTAGAAATCGAACAATACAGTGGCATCCAAGAATCATTGGTTGTACCAGATTCGCTAGATGGATACCGGGTGACTAGCATAAAAGGTTGGGCCTTCTCCTCCTGCTCCTCACTGACAAGCATTACGATTCCCGACTCCGTTACCGCCATCGGCGATGATGCCTTCTCATCCTGTGAATCGCTGATGAGCATAATCATCCCTGACTCCATCACCAATATTGGTAGAAATCCATTCTATTCTTGCAGCAAGCTGACCACAATCTTGCTCTCACCCGATCATCCCAACCTAGCATTCATTGAAAATATACTGTTTGAAAAAACCGAGGGGCGTTTGGTCACATACCTTTGTTCGTCGAAAGCTTCTACATGCACGATTCCTGATGGCATTCGTTTGATCGGCGATCTTGCCTTCTACGACTGTGACTCTCTAGTAAACATCACCATACCCGACTCCGTCATCGCCATTGGTAGTTGCTCCTTCTTGGATTGTGGATCCCTGAAGCGCATCAGTATCCCAGGATCCGTCACTACCATTGGTGATGGCGCCCTCTCCTCCTGCGTCGCGCTGACGAGTATCGCCTTACCCGACTCAGTCACCCGTATCGACGATTACGCCTTCTCTGACTGCAGTTCACTGACGAGCATCACCATACCCGATTCTGTCACCGTCATCGGCAATTCTGCCTTCTATCATTGCAGTTCCCTGACGAGTATCACCTTACCCAAATCCGTCATTGACATCGGTGAAAATCCTTTCTCTTATTGCGACAAGCTTACGACCATTCAGGTTTCGCCTGATAATCCCACCCTTGCAACCATTGAAGACATGCTGATTGAGAAAATCGAGATGCGGCTGGTTGCATACCCAAGTACGAGCAAGGCTTCCAATTACACAATTCCTCATGGCATTCGCCTAATCGGAGGACTTGCCTTCGCTGACTGCGACTCCTTGACGAACATCATCATACCCGACTCCGTCATCGATATCGGCAATTCTGCTTTCTACGATTGCGACTCCCTGACCGGCATGATCATTCCCGAATCCGTCACTGTCATCGGCGATTACACCTTTAACGGCTGCGACTCCTTGGCCAGTGTCACCATCCCCGAAGCAGTTAGCTATATCGGCGAGGCAGCTTTTTCGGACTGCGCCTCTTTAACCCTTAATGTCAGCCGCGGTTCCTACGCCGACACCTACGCGACTGATAATAACATACCCTGCGTTTATTCCAACTAACGCAGAGCCCGCCATCTTTGCAGATCTTCCCGATTGCAACCATTAAGGAAACTTCATGTTGTCCTTTGGGAGATTAATTCAAGGTGCTGAGAGGGACATTGAGGGCTTTTTATTGCGGATGCGCATGCCCGCCACGGCTTTTCTCGGGAAGTTCACACGAGCAAACTCGCCGAACAGCATTAAAGCCGCCTTGTCATAAGCACAGGCGGCTTCATCTTCGTGAAAAGAACGTCCCAAACGGATTAGCTTACCGTTATACTGGATTTGCGCCTCCAAATAAGACCTGTCCTTGCGCTTTGTCACGCCCTTGAATCTCGAGCTAAAACCCCCACGGGACTCCCTCCGGTTAAATGCGTTCTTCTGTGCGTTCGCAAAGCGGTGGTTTTCTCTGCGGCTGTCGAACTTGTTCCCGTTCACATGGTCCACCTGCATTCCGATTGGTGCGTCCATTACGGATCGGTGCATATGAACCGTCCGAGGCTCTCCTTCTCGGCCATTTCGAACAGCATACCCTGTGTAGGCGTTTTATGACCATCGGTATTTGGATAGTGCGTCGAAGTCCTTGTCGTCAACGATTGCGCTTTGGCGCTGTGATATTTGAAGGATTTTTCCATGCGCACGTACCTACTGCCCTTCAGCCATGGCCATACTTACATCCGCGTATGACAGTTCTTCGCAGTCGCGAAGCACCTTGACGTCATTCCCGGAGCCAACCTGCGCGACATATCTCTCGACAATCACGCTTGCATACCTCGGGTCGAGTTCCATCGTGTAGCAGATGCGATCGGTCTGGTCGCATGCAATCAGTGTGGAGCCGCTGCCTCCGAAGAGATCGAGCACCACACCATTCGGAGCCGAGCTGTTCTTGATCGGATAGGCAATCAGCGGGATCGGTTTCATTGTCGGGTGATCCGCGCTGCGCTTCGGCTTGTCGAAGTTCCAAATGGTGGACTGCTTACGATCGGAGAACCATTTGTGCGACCCGTTCGGGAGCCAGCCATACAATACAGGCTCGTGCTGCCACTGGTATGGGCTTCGACCGAGAACGAGAGAGTTCTTCGCCCAGATACAGACTCCGCTGATGTGGAACCCCGATTCCTTGAACGCGCGGCGGAAGTTCAAGCCCTCCGTGTCCGCATGGAAGATGTAAGCGGAGCCGCCGTCGGCCATGTGTGCGGCCATATTTTTGAATGCGGCCAACAGGAATTCGTAGAATTTGCCGTCCGCCATGCTGTCGTTCTGTATCTTCTTTCCGTCAGCGCTCTCATAGGCGACATTGTAAGGCGGGTCGGTCACAACGAGGTTAGCGCGAACGCCGGCCATAAGGATGTCCACGTCATCGGGTTTCGTAGAGTCACCGCACAGCATACGGTGTCTGCCGAGCATCCAAAGGTCGCCGGGCTTCGCCAGCGGCTTCACCGCGTCGGGGTCGGCGTCAAAGTCGTCGTCCTTGACGTCTTTGTCGTTCACGCTGGAGAACAGATCGTCGATCTCCGCCGCGTCGAACCCTGTCGCGCCGAGGTCGTATCCGCTCTGCTGCAAATCCGAGAGCAGGTCGGCCAGCGCAACGGGCTCCCATTCGCCCACGGCCTTGTTGAGGGCGACGTTGAGCGCCTTCTCGTCCTGCACGTTCTCGATGTGGACAACGACGCAGTCAATCTCCGTCGCGCCCTCGCGCACCAGTATCTTGTAGCGCTGATGGCCGCCGACGATGTTCCCGGTAACCTCGTTCCAAATGACAGGCTCCACGTATCCGAAGTCATGGATCGACCGCTTGATCTTCTCGTAGGCCGGGTCGCCGGGCTTGAGGTCTTTCCTCGGGTTGTACTTCGCGGGCTTCAGCCTTTCGGCCGGGATCCGCTGGATGTTCATTGCCGAATTCATGGTTTCCCTCCCTTTTTATTCGAACCGGATTTATCGTTGACTTATCCGGCAGATAACGATCTTTTGGAGCTTATCGCTTATGATGGGGTGCGTACAGGGCCAGACGCAAAAAGCGCCCAGAACCCGCTCAAAACAGCCAAGTTTTGGGCGGTTTTTTGTTTTTCCCTGGCAATACCCCCCCCTTTCAAACCTCGGGCATTCACGCGAGAGGGGGGCGCGGTC